CTGGTGCTTTGCCATTGGCATCTAATTGCATTACTTGATTAGCACCTGTGCCAACATCGAGTGCTGATGCAGTGCCAAGGTCATTGATTGCTGTGGTTAGATCGGAGGCTGACGCCTTAGCATCAAGCTGCGTTTGCACAGAGGTGTTGATACCAGCCACGTTATTGAGGTCAGAAGTACTGGAAGTCAGACCAGTAAGTTTGTTTAACTCTGCCGTGCTTGAAGTTACACCATCTAGTTTATTAAGTTCGGCAGCAGATGCAGTGAGGTCACTAATCTCTGATATACTAATAGCCCCATCAGCCAGTGGATTACCCGCTGCGATTAAGTCTGCTAAGTCTCGTGCTTTGGTCATGTTACACGTCCTCCAACCATACGGCGAGGCGGGTGTTTATCCACAGGTTACTGTTATTAGTGCTCCTAAAAACTTGTCCGTTTAACTTAATTACTTCCCCAGCCTTTAAAAAACTCTGTTTAGGAGCCCAAAGTCTCGTGCCTGCGTTTGTGCTGCTAAGTGCAGTGGGCATACCACCTGCAATTTCCTTGTCGTTACTAAAGTTGCCGTTAGCGTCTACCCAATCTTCCATCTGTGCGTTCATTGTGTAGTTAAAGTAGCTAGTTGATCCACCAACAAAGGTAGGAGGAACAGCCTCACTCCAGTTTGGATACCATGAAATAGTCCTAACATCTTGAGAAGAACTGTTTGAATTGTATGCTATTGTGTAATGCTTTCGATAAGCATTGCTGGGCTTTGACCAATACATTGCGGCAAATTTATTAATTTCACCACCGCCGCCATTTGCAGATACGTTAATACTATCCAGTTGAACTCTAGCTACCTTGCCAGAAGGGACAGTATAAACTGTTAGGTCTTGAAAATTAACAGTCTGACCAGATGTGTGAACATCTACTTCGTGGTCTATCAGTGTAAAAGTTGTCATTGTTCAGTATCCCTATTGAAACAAGTTGCCATTGAACAAAGCGCCGCCAGTAGCGACTGCCGCCCAAGATGCCGTTGAGCCATCTGTTGTTAAGTATGAACCGTCATTACCTGTTTGCGTTGGTAAGAGCTGATCTGCTGTTGGTATGGAGGGTGTGCCTGTAATATCTGCGTAAGCACCGCTAGTTGCCACCGCCGCTAAGTTAGTAATGTTTGAGATATTACGGCTATCATCTATGACGGTTGTACCGCCTACCTTAATCGCCATCTTCGGATACTCCTATTAGCTAATTGTTGCGTTGGAATTGACGTTGCCAGCTACATCGAGGTTGCCGCTTGCGTCCAGTTTCATTTTGTTTGTGCCGCCTGTAGCGAAGTACAATGAGCCGCCAGACTCTGTGATAGTCCAGTTACCAAAGTCTGCCGTGGTTATGTTTGCTGTAGCAAAGGTTGGACTAGACGTTGTTGTCAGTGCCTGATTTATAGCCGTTAAGTTAGCATTGTATGCCTGTACGTCTGATCCTATAGCTAAACCAAGGTTTGTTCTTGCTGTTGATGCACTAACTAAGTCTGAGAGATTATTTGACTCTAGTAAGTAACGTGCATCTGCCTGTGACTTAGTATAAGTATCAGCAACAACGAATGTACCGAAACCTACGATGTCTATAGTATCACCTACGGCTGCACCTGTAGCCAGTACAATAGATGTACCGTTTGTAGCAGTGAAGTCTGTACCACTGATAAGTTTAACACCATTGAGGTAAGCATCAACATAGCCGGGATCATACGTTGCAGCAAAGGCAGTCTGACCAGCGGTAGCAGTGTAAGTATTACGGTTAGACGTACCGTTCACGCTTGAACCAGCGGCTTGCCATCCAGAACCACCATAGACGTACATGATGTCCGTGGTAGTGTTGAAGTACAAAGCACCAGCTACAATAGCATCACCATCGTTATCTGTAGCAGGGGCAGAAGACTTAGCGCCAAGGTAGCGATCATCGAAGTCATCATAAGATGCAGCGGCAGATGTAGCAGAACTAGCAGCGGAAGTAGCAGAGTTACCTGCATTGGTTTCACTGGTAGCAGCGGCTGTAGCAGAAGCGGCGGCGGCAGTAGCGTTGGTTTGTGCAGAATTAAGACTACCAGTAATCGTATCAACGTAATTTTTACTCACAGCATCATTTGCAGAGCTGGGTGCGCCTAGACCAGTAATCTTCTGATTACCCATAGCAATCGCACCAGACATCGTGCCACCAGCCTTACCTAAGTAAGTAGTGTCAGAGAATGACTTCGTGACTGCATCTTGGTTAGCAGTTGGATCACCTAGACCTGTGATCTTAGACGTACCCATAGCAATAGGGCCAGTCATTGTACCGCCAGCCAGTGGTAACTTAGTCGCTATGCTTGTTGTGATTGTGTTGGCAAAGTCTGCGTCATCGCCCAGCGCAGCCGCTAGTTCATTCAACGTATCAAGTGTACCGGGGGCGCTATCTACAAGGTTAGCTACAGCGTTATCAACGTCTATCTTTCGTGCTGCATCATTGGCGTTTGTTGGGGCAGAAAGATTGGTGATGGTAGCAGTAGTGCCAGCATTCATGTTCAGTGTGCCGTTGATGGTCACATCTGTGAATGAGGATGTGCCACTAGAGGCTGTTACATTGCCCGCTACATCGCCTGTAAGATTACCTACTACGTTACCCGTTACGTTACCCGCCACGGTTCCTGTAAGCGGCCCTACAAGGCTTGTACCTGTAATTGTAGTACCTGTGACGGCTGCGGGAGTTGTTGCTCCAACAATAGTACCGTCAATGTTACCGCCGTTAATGTCTACAGTAGCCAGAGTAGCCTGACCTGATGTACTCACTGTAGTAAAACTACCCGCCGCCGCAGTAGATGCGCCAATGACTGTAGCATCAATATTGCCGCCGTTTACGTCTACAGTAGCTAAAGTAGCTAATCCCGTAGATGTAATAGTCGTGCCTGTGATAGCCGCAGGAGTAGAAGCTCCAATAGTAGTGCCATCGATAGCACCGCCGTTAATATCAACTGTGGCTAGTGTTGTGGTTCCAGTAGCCGAAAGAGTAGTGAAGCTACCTGCAACAGCGGTAGTATTACCAATTACAGTATTATCTATAGCCCCAGAATTAAGGTCTACGGATGTAATAGTCGTAGTTCCAGTAGCAGATAGATTAGCGAACCCTGCATCGCCAGTTACGTTTAGCGTACCGCCAATAAGAGCGTTTCCTGCAAGGTGTAGGTCTTTGTACTTTTTGGTAGTTGACCCAATATCAACGGTATTGGTTGTTTGCGGGGTTATAGAGGTTGCAGTCTGTCCTACGGCTTCAAGCCATACCGCCGCAGATGATGTGTTATTTACGCAGACAAAGACACGATTAATACTGGTATTTATCCAAATAGAACCGGGTGCGTAACCTGCAGCTACATCATCAGTGGTCGTAGGATTGGATGTTGCAGTTACGTTGCTTTTACCGCCCGTACCGCCGTTGATGGGCAGTAGGTATCCAGAAACGGATGTCTGTAAATTAATCGCTGGTGAGTTGCCTGCACTACCATCGTGTGAGTGACCGCCAGTAGCATCAAAGGCGTTTCGTAGTTGGTTAAATTCAGCATTGAGCGGTGGTGCAGTAATCTCCGCACCGTTAATAATATCCGCTACTGATTGGCGTGTATAACCTGCCATACTTTATCGCCTTCCTGAAATCGAAAATTCAAATACTAGACCTTGGATCGAATAAGGTTCTGATTGCCCAACCGTCACGAAGGTCGCCCGTGAGGAGAAGCCAGATCCTTGAATGTCTGAAGTCATAATTGGTTTGGAGTTACCGCCGTACAGGATGTTCGCACCGGCAAAGTCAATGTTTCTTCCGCCGTACTCCACAGGCCCACCTGCACTGGTTTGGGAGTATGAAGACGGGCGTGATGTGTTGTAGTCGCCCCAATCGTAGGCCATAGACAGAAAGACCTCTACCGGACCTTCAGCACGAACAAAGGTGTTTACCTTGCGCATGGTCTTGCGGGTTTCTGTGTCACCAAAGTCTAAGTAGGGCGTGGCGTATACTGCAAGGATGTCTCCACCATTAAAGCTGGTGCCTTGCTCTTGGCGATAAACTTTTCCGTCATAGTCGCCGTGCAGAATAAACTCTGTGCGCCCAATGTAATCAGATGTGCAGCATGAAGCCCGGATGCCTGTAAGCTCACCAAACTCCCAACCAATGGAACCTTGCTGGTCTGCCAGACCGCCAATGATACCATAGCTGTCTGTAACCTCAGTACTGTTATCGTCTACAAAGAAGCGAACCTGAGACTTACCACGAATAACAACACCATTCAGGTTATCCATGTCGTAGTTGCGGATCATATCCACCAGAGTAACCTGAATAGGTTTTGATAGTGTTTGGATCTCAACGTCACCAATGCGGGATGTACCAGCTACAGGTCTAAAACCTTCAGGTGACAGGAAGATCAAGTCCCCGCCGATTTCCAGTACGCTGTCCCGTGCAACGCAGCCTACGTTAGCTGTAACCTGATCCAGAACAAAGCCCGCTGTGATGTCGGGACTTACTTTCTTGATGCTGTTAATGCCGAATACAAAAAGATC